CTGCTATTGGGAATCCTCTGTAAGTATGACCAATGTAGTATGGAAACTCAGGTTGGACTAAGTTATCTACAGTTGCAAAGTATGCATATATTCCTTGAGTAAACTCAGGTGTCTTGCAGAATCTACCATTGTGTTCATCTAAATCACCACTAGCATCATAATAATAATCTTCTGTAAAGTATCCTGCCTCAAATACAGTTGTGCTAGGTCTATTCTTAACTCTAGATGCATCTAACTTATAAGAAGTGAGCATTCTTCTAGAACCAGATTGATTATTATCTCTATCTGAAAATCCATAAGGACCGTAAATTGGGTTTCCGTCGTATGCCCATCCTATGATTGGAGAATGTCCTGCACCATCATCACCAAATACAGTTCTAACTGTCTCACCATATCCAACACTTTCTATTGCCAATCCACCCTCGACAGCACCCAGATAGTCTCCATTAACTGTCTTACTTGTCTTAAATTTATTACCTGTTAACTTTCTAATGTTACTAGCAAATGTTGCAGCATTACCTGGTGGAAGAACAGTGACTGATGTTGTTGATAATGCATATCCAACACCTGATGATAGAACTTTAACTTTATCAATTGATCCACCACTCATTATAGCACGAAGTCTAGCACCATTAGCAGTTCCTACTCCAACAACTGTTAAATCAGGAGGACCGTCATAGTTTTGACCTGCTGCTTGAACGAAAGCATCTGTTATTCTACCATTAACAATGGTTAATCCAATTTGACCTAACTCACCATAATTTGTAGTTACAATGGGTGTTTTCTCAAAGTTTATTATATTTGATCCATAATCACGACCTTCATCATAAAGGATAGTGTCAACAACTTTACCACGAACAATAGGGAATGCTTCTATAGTTCTATTAGCATCATCACTGGTAACAACATTGACATCAACGGTTACCGCAGGATAAAAGAAGTTTTGATATCCAGAACCAGTAGAATCAAACCTAGTGTATAACTTATTGAGATAATTTGTTTGATCGGGTAGTCTTGTGGTTGCTAAACCAGAATTACATAATCTAAAACTATGGTCGTCAATTGTTAATACTTGATACTGTGCAGTTGTTGATAAACCAGTAATTCCAACTCCATCTGTGCTATAATGAACAACTTCGCCATCTTTGAATCCATGATTAGGAAATTCAACAAAATCTCTAACAGTGCTGATTCCACCAATACTTCCTGCAGGATCTACTGATATTTTTCTATTTGTGTAACCTGATCCACTATCAATTATAGCAATTCTAGATATTCTTCTTTTAGTCTCATAATCGTCAAATTGATGAATACCAATGTTAGAATCACCTGCAGTAGAACCAAAACTTATTGTATTGACACCTGATACCGCATCTGTCTTATTTCTGTAAATTTGGAATATATTTGTTGCTGCAACACCAACATAATAAGATTGACCTTGTACAAGACCAGTATCAACACCAATAGCAGTGCTAGTAGAAAGTGCTATTGGATTATTGTTATTTGCATTGTATATTACTCTATCACCTGTTTTATAGAAATGTTCTTTGTCTAAAATAAATCTATCTGACGAAACATCAATATCACCACCTATTGCAAACTTTTTAGCATTAAAAGTAAGTGATCTGTATGCTAGTTCTGTTATTGCTTCTGCTCTTGCTCCAGATCCATTTCCACCATGAATATCTACAGATACTACATTTTTAATCTCATATTCAACAGGATCTACTAAAATACCAGTAACAGTACCTGCAACTGATACTCTACCATAAGCAGTGTTGATACCAGTCGTACTAGTCTCAAAACCGACTGAAGGTGGGAATGAAACATCATATCCTTCACCTGCATTGACTATATCGAAGGATCTTACAGGTCCGTAGTAAATACACTTGTCAGATTTGTAATTTGTAATTTCAACACCATTGACCAACATTCCTGTTGTCCCAGTTTGTGTTTGTTCAGATGTTGTCTTTGGTTTTGTGCCATCAGTTAGATTTTGGTCTAAAATAAACCTCTTAAGTGATCCAGAAGGAAAAATAGACTTTCTTGCTTGTTCTACACGAACAAAGTCATGAATTCCTGTAGGAAGTTCTGTAGGAACAAATCCAACCGATATTCCAGACGGAATAAACGATCTTGACTGATATAACTTGATTTTATTGTTTTGTGCTAATACTTCTACAAAAAATGATGCTCTAGTCAGTCCACCAATCGGTACAGTGTTACCTCGTGGCACATATGAAATTTCTTCTCCAGTTTTAAAGGGTACACTGCTAGAAAATGATAAAATTGTGTATCTATTGGTTAAAACATCATATCCTTCAAAATCAGCATTTCCTATCTTAGGATCTGTTAATGTTGCAGTTATTTTCTCAGTTATTATGTCATATGAAGGAATAGAGTTAGATGCTACATAACCTTCCTTTAAATTAGTCGGAGAATACTTAGCATCAAGAATATAAGTGTTAGTTACATCAGCAAGTATTTGATTTTGTCCACCAATGACCTCAACCGTTGAACTACTTGCTTTTTCTTGAACTCTTCTTATATCATAGTCAATACCAGACCCTGCTGTAAAGGTTCCTGAGAGCGTTACCTGATTTAGTGCAGTATTTACGAAGTTTACATTTAAACCCGTCTGAACGACCGTCTGGGTGTTTCTGATAACGATTTCTACGGTATCATTCTTCTTTAAACTTGCTTTATCAATCCTTCCCTTTAAAGTAAAGGTAGTTCCAAAGAATTGCTCTATCTCATACCTTGCACTAGTATTATAAATCCAAGAATTGAAAAATACTTGTGAATATGTCTGATCTGTTGGTGGATTCTTGATATATCTTCCTAAGTTCTTAACTTGAATGCGAGATTGCTCAGTTAGTCCATATAAGTTCTGTAAAGACTCAAAACCACTAATTACACCAGTCAATCTCATGTTGACTCTCTTACTTAAGTCGTTATTTTCAAATCCATAGACTAAAGTAGGTGCATATAACTCAGTTGCTGATGGAATCTCTTTTAATGCGGTTGTAACACCAATAAACTGGTTTACAGTCTTTTCTGAGTAGTCTAATGTCTGATAGAACGAGTCATCATCTACTCCTACTTGGAAAGTGCCTGTTTTTCCAAATCCTATGGTAGAATCAACAGTAATTACAGTTGCACCTATTCCAATAGTGCCAATTGTCTGTGTTTTGCCTGGTATTACAAAATTACCTTCAATTAAGTCTCTATCATCAAAACCAATAAAGACAGATATGCGATAATAGTCATCTCTTATCTGTACAACATCTGAAATAGGTCCTGATGCAGCATTTACTAAATCATTACCTACTTCATTGTCTTGGTATAGAGTTTGACCGATTAAATTGAGAGGATCACCCGATATTACCCTAACAGCAAAGGATTGTCTTCTCAAATAGTTGGCATATGATGGTTTTATCAGATATTGTTCAAGATCGTTAATTTTTGGTTCTAAACCAAACAATGCTTTGAATAAAATCTTAAATGACTCATCAGTACCCTTAGATTCATATAAACTTCTTGCTTCCTTGATAAAATTATTAACATCAAGTGTAGGACTTAGTGTAACACCCTCCAAACCAGGTGTATATTGTGCTTTTAACTTAGTATAGAACTCTTGTAGAAATAATGCACTTAAATTCTGTATATTTGCACCAGAATCGTGTTCAGCAGGTGTAGTTGATGTATATGTTAGATTGTATGGGTCATTAACAGTGCGGTATGTTGTAATACCACTAAACCCTCTTGTACATCCTGTAAATGTATTGGTAGTTACTCCTGTGTATGTTATTATTTCATCGTCAATCTTTAAAAGACCATATTCCTGTGGAAATCCTTTGGTATTAGGGGAAACTGTTATAGTATCAGTTGTAGAGTCAATACCAGATGCAACAGTAGCTACTCCTGCTACAACTTCTTTTGTTAAGTTATCAATTTTAATATATTTGTCAATATTCTCCCCAATATCAAGAGAACCACCTTGATGTTCCTGTGATATGTAATATTGCTTTAGAAATTCTTCTAATAGTGGGTTTTCTGCCTTTGCAAACTCTGGAGTTTGATCTCCGACAACTTGATAGGTCTTAACCCTTGAAGATAGTGGACTGTAAGTTTCTATCATTCTTTTTATGACCTAATTATAGTACCATTTGAGTAACTAGAGGTTGTTCTATATCCAATTCCAGATATTTGTTGTCCAGAAGATATCGTGTCTCTGACCATATTTATCTTGGTGTTTGCCATGTCTAATTGGAGGTATAAATCCTTTAATCCTATGATATCATTGGATTCTGGGAATGCTTGAATTTCAATTAGACCACTTCCACGAGTTGTGCTAGTAATATTCAATGTATTGATGATAATTTCACCTTTTATATAATCTACCGTTCCTGCAGATGGAAGAACAACAGCAGATGAGTCTGTTTCAACCTCTGCTAACTGAATAACTGCTAATTGTCCTGTTTTTAGGTCTGGATTTGGAATATCTGTAAAGTATAGAAGATCAGATCGACCAGAAATTGTAAATCCTGTACTTTTGATGTTTCTACCATCTTTGTTTACATGAAATTCATTACCAAAGCATAATTCATACTGAGCAAACGAATTAAATACAGGTTTTAAGTCTCTACGCATTACAACTTTAGTAATATTTGATGTAATTGCCTTATTTGTATCGTCAATAACTGCTACAGAGTCAGAATACTTAAATCTTCCTCCAAATCTGTTCAAATTAGTAGATCTTCCGTAATTTGTCAACGATTGAGTTACTTGTGCTTTCAAAGTATCAGTTTCATCGTATACATTTGTGTTATAATAGACTGCACTATCAAGTTCAATGTATAGAATCTTAAGATCGACTATTCTTTGGTTAATTCCTGCTATTGCGTAGTTTTTTAACTGATCTAGAATTCTTGTTTTGGTAAAATCAGATAAAAATGTTGCATTTCTTGGTTTTATGCTTAGTACAACAGTTCCAAACTCAGGTGGATCTAATTCTTCACCGCCAACCACTGAAACAGACTCTGCATCAGGGAAAACACTCTGTACTATTGCCTCATAATCCTTTGTGGTGACTGCTCGGTACTGTGATGAGTAAACTCTGGGTGCAATATACTTAATAGACTCTATATCTTCTATATCACCGCCACCTTTTGCGTTCTGTATAGTGGTTATGACAGGTGTTACACTTGCAGCGAGTGGATTACCCGCATCATCTACCGCATCTGCACTATATGAGAAGAATTTACCATCATTTCCTGCTTTTCCATCAGTAATAATGTAACTTATTTCGATAATATCACCATCTCCTAGTTTTGTACCAAAAAATCCATCACCAAATAGCAATTCATACTTCTCATCCTTGATTTCTTGTATCAAATAGATGTTAGATGTTGAATCTAGTGCTGTAATATTGTCAATTCTTGAATATTCTAGTCCTGCAGTAGCTCCACCCTTCCTCACAAACACTCTAATGGACTCTGTATCAATAAATGAGTTCTCTAATATAAATCTTTGGTCTAAACTACCGTTTACTACAAAATTTTTCTTTAAAAGAGTCCCTTGATAGACTATGAGGTTCTCAAATTTAGCAGTTCTTGGTGGATTTACTAAAATATTGCTTCCTTGATCAACAGGAGATGCTGCAATTACATCTTCTGGGATAGAAAATGTAAAAGAAGTGTTATTTGATGCTCCAACACAGACTAATCCTTTGTTTAATTTTACTGTATTACTATTTCCGTTAAATTTAAAGTCAAAATTGATGACTGCTTGAGCAGATTTACGAGATCTTGGTACATATCCTATATTTCTTGCCAAAGAAACAACATTTTCTCTCAAAGTAGCTGAATCCAAGAAGGATTCATTGACTACCATGTTACTATTGAATGCTGAAATGTAAGTATTGTATGCCAAAATGTCAATTAAGATCGACATGTTCGATCCTTCAAAGTCAAAATCAGTAAAATTACTGTTTGATCTCAAATATTGACGAATCTGATCCTTAATTTGATCAAAATCTAGATTTGTAAACTTACTTACTGGCATTTTGTTACCTAGTTGCCTCTAAAATGAACGCAAATCCCTGTATACCTCTTGGTTGTCCTATAATTTGGTACTTAATTTCCATCTCATACTCATTTAAGTCAGGATTAGGTTTCGCTGTTACAGAAACATTTGCTACTCTTGGTTCAAATGTTGCTATAAGTGTCCTAACTTCGTCTGCTATGACTCCTCCAGTTGCAATATCACAAAAACCAAAGAGAAGATCTGATACTTCTGACCCAACATCACTGTAAAATCTTTCTTTTATCCTAGTTTGGACAAGATTTCTTACAGAACGCATGATTGCTCTCTCGTTTTTAAGTACTCCTAAGTCTCCTGTTACAGGATTTGGTACAAAATCGAGTGTAATATCTTTATAAGAGTGGGATCTATTGACTGCCATCAAAATTGGCACAGGGTTCGTGAGTTATTTATACCCTATTTTTTAATTTTTTTTAACTACACTCAGAAGTATGCTCTATTTCGTAGTATTCATCCTCATAATGTAGTCCATCATTGCCATTTTGACCTATGACATCCATTCTTTTCTCGTCCCATTCGGCATCTTTTAGTATTTCTTCATATAAAGTGTCATCTCTTAGTAGTCTTTCATCTATATGATGTCGTATTTTCTTAAGGCAATCCTTCATAGGGATGGTTTCTACTCCAACTATCTCGTCGGTTATAGTACCATCCTGTTTAATAGTGAACTTTACAGTAATCATCGAGGAACGCTCGCTATTTTTTGCCCTGCCCACGGTATTTTTTTCGAGCAGCGTTTCGGGACGACGCAGAATATTTTGTATTCTGACCGTTACCCTGCCTAGTTTTCTTGTTAATCTTTCTATCTATCATTATATAATCCTTGTTTTCTCATGTCCAACTCTAATCCTAGGATCACACCATATCTCAAACCCTGCTTCTAATGCATCTAAACAGAATGATACATCTTCTCCACACATATCTTGTACATCACCTGACTCAAAGACTTGCATCTTAGGTGCAAACCAAGGATATTTCATATCTTCATGTTCCCATACACCCTTCTTAATAAGAACCCAACCAAAACCAGTGTAATCGACTGTAAATGGTTTCTTTCTCTTAGACATGGTTTCACCAGTCTCATGATTCATGACTCCTCCATTATTACGGAAGTTGTCTTCATCTAACCAGTGAGCAACTGAAGTGGTTTGACCATCTTCTGTCATATACCAACCTGCTGCTATATCTTTATCCATTAGGACTAACTGTAATAACTGTTCTGTCTTGAAAACTATATCTGAGTCTATCCACAACTGATAGTCATACTTTAACTTACCATCCCAAGGTATCTGATCAGGTCCTCTGAGAACATTTGCTCCTAAGCACTTGCAACGAGCAAAGTTAACCATACTACTATAATCTTGTGATATCTGTATGCTAACTCCATGTTGAACTAAGTCAAATGCCATTTGAACAAAGTTCTTTAGAAAAACATATGAACATCCACGACCTGGCATACAGAAAACGAGAGACTTACCTCTCAACAGTTCCCATGCTTTATCGTAATCCCATTCCTGAGTCGCCTTTTTCTTGGCAGGTGACTTTGCCTTTACAGTGAATCCTTTAGCCATAATGATTGTAACACTTCATTATTATAACACATTATATAGTGGTTGACAATTAGTGGGAAATATAACATTACCTGATACAGAAATACGAGTGACATCGCTCTTATAGGGTACAACCATATGGAGGCAATTAGAAGGGAAAATATAGAAATCCCCTTTGTTAGGAAAGAAAAACTTTCTCCGATCATTATGAGTAAACATAACAGAACCTGGCACAGGTCCGTTATTAGTTAAATTCAGTCTTTGCTTCTCTGTTTGTAACTCTGGTACATCATTCAGATATATGATAAAACTTATAGACCCCTTATGATCATGTAATGGATTGCAGTCATGCTGCTGCATATAGTTGATCCATAGACTATCAATATACCAATACGACAACCACTTGTTAAATGTGTTGTCTTCATGCTTTGCCCATATGTTCATATAATCAACTAACTTGCCTCTAATCGCCTGTGAGAACCATTTACGGAAGTCTGGAGTGTAATTCCATTCATCATGTGTATTCATTGCTAAGTCATTCTCAGCATTGAACTGTTCATGGTTACGAATTGCGTCGCCCTGCTCTAATAAGTCCTTTATAATACTATCACTAATAGTAGTTTGCCATATAGGAGGACCCCATGTGTGAACTTTATCCATGAAAAGGTGCGTTGTAGTAGAGGTTTGCTGATAAGGATACTCTTTCTGCACCCTTAGTCTTATGTGGCATTACCATATGATGTAAACCTGATGGGAATATAAACATCTCTCCTTCCTTTGGTTCAAATGTCTTCTTAGAATCTCCCCATGAGAATGTAATAGAACCAGGTGCAGGAGCAGTTCCAAGCACCTTGTCCGTATAGGTAGGTATTTGTAGGTACAACACAATAGACAAGTCTCCTACATGATTGTGGAGTGCTGTCATATCATGTTCTTTGTAGTAGTTAACCCATATATGGTCGAATGCCCAGTTACTTATATCATCATCGGTAGGAGCAGGTAGTTGATTGTGCCGACTATAACCTGCCAAATACTTTTTAAAATGGGGTTTAAAGATCCCCCAGAACCAATCCTGTGTCTCTTTAGGTAGATGCCATTGGTCATCAAAGTTAAAAGGTAGCATAGGTGTAGCAGTATGCTCACCACGATAAGAGTTCGCCCTCTTAAGTATTACACTAACTACATCCCAAGGTATTGTAGTTCGCCACAGGTAAGGACCCCATGTATAACCTTCAGTACGAAGCATCTGCTAAAACACCACTATCAACAATGTCACAATCTGTACCAACACATTCATATGTAATACTATCTGTATGGTAAGATCTATAGATTCTCCCCCAGATGACATCAAATTCATGCTGATCTAGGTTCTTAAACAAACACTTATCCTCAAAGTAGATGTGATATGTCTTGTTCATGCTTCTGAGATGTAGATTCCTTCTTCGTATAGTTCGAGTGTAAGTTCCTGATCCTCGTACAGATCTAACTGTTGTACAAAAGACTCAGGTATCGTGATTATGTATTCATCAGTAACTGAGTCAACCCTCACAGGCAATGTAATCTTGGAAAATTTTTTCACTAATATGTGGACTGACCGTTTGTTTTTATATATCAGAAATTTTTTTTTCAGACTGATAACGAAAGGTCGAATTGGGTCGTTTATAGCTTAGAAAGGTTCCTTAGCATTAAAACCCCCATTATAAAACCACAAAAAATATTTAAGAACAAAAAACACTGTCCTTAATTGTATAATAGTGAGTGCAATTAAGCATCACATTCTTATTACTTAAGACTGCCAAGTTACTGTGAGTTGTTATTAATTAGTCTGTTAAATCATAGTTCTTAATTAACTATTAGTATTATAACATAATTCTCACAAATTAACAACAACTGTGTGAGTCTTAATTGTTACATAATGCTGACAATTTACTGGACTATGTGTAATTTTGTGTATCTGTGAGTTGACATTATTTTTTTCTTATGATACACTCGCTAAGTACACAATAAGATCTCACATTTACTGCTAATTGTTTATATTTAAGGAACATACAGTTATTGTTATAAAACACACATATATGTTTATTTTGATATTTAATTAATATGCGTAATTGTGTGTTAATTGTTGTTATTAACTGTAATTCTCTTAAATGTTACTTAGTGTCAAAAGTGTGAGACTTATTTGTATAACTGCGATCTACACATTATGCGGTATTCTTATCAATTAGTACGCAATCTTTCCACTCATTAGGAAATATTAAAACACAACATTTAGTAGTTTTGTATTTACTATTATTACAACTTACTGGTTTCTCACTAACACAAAAGGTAATGTAAGTATCACTAATAAATTGTATTATTCCCACCATATTGTTATGTTTAATTGTTAATCCAACTTGAAAGTCTTTAAGTCTCATTAACTTTTAGGGCGGTCGATTCTCGTTACTATTTAATACTTTTAGCACTCAGTTATGCTCTCTAATTGTATATCAATTACATTAGAATCTTCATCAATTATATTAATTAGTGACCTTATTTGCTTAGTTCCGTAACCATTAATATAGAGTAAACAGTCCCCACTATCTAATACTTTATAAGATACAATTAGGTCATCTTGGGTATATGTTTCAGCGATAAGTTGCAACAAATATTCTTCTTTACCGTAGTAATTATTAGATAAAAGTATTTCACACTCGGCAACATAACCACTAAAGAAATTGATATCTTTGCTTAGTTTGTCAATAGTTAATGATGTTTTTCTGGGCATTGATTGTTAATTAATAAAGGACTAAGTATAAGAAAAAGGTAGTCTTAGACCAGACTACCACTCACAAAATCGAAAGTTCTACCTGCATAAGATATAAACCACTCGTAATTTTTTTGAAATACTCTTGTATGTGGTCTAAACTCACTAAGTAATGCATTTAACCTAGATTTAGTTGTATTAGATTGCCAACCACCGTCATAAATTGCTACGAAATCATTATTTAAGGTCGCAATGTGGTTACCATGTAGTAATACTGTAACATTTCCATTATTAGGATTTTTGGTTACTGTAGTGTTTGAACCTGCCCAGTTAGTAGAACCACCTGATAAAAGTGATCTAATTGCCATGTTCATTTGCTTTTCAATTTGTCTCATGATAATAATAAAAATAGAATGAATAGAATAAAAGGATTAAGGATTAAGCGAAAGAGAAAAAAGGACTAGGATTTTCTTTAGTGTATCCGAATGAACTGAAAAACTCATCTAGTAGAACTGGGCATAACTCTTGATTGAGTTCCCAGTCTGACCTACCAGTTTCGGGGTCAGTAATTCTTCTACCAGAATAGAGATCAACGCCACCTATATGATTAACTTCCCAGTCAGTCAACTCATCACAAAAAACTTGAAAAGTCTCGGATAATTCTGCGATATCGTTGAATTTCTCAACTTCTTTGATTCTGTTGATTAGTCTGTTTGTAAGTTCGATATTGTACATAAAATAAAAAAATGAAGAATGAATGAATGTCTATAATATTAGTATGACACATTTTTTTGCAAAATGTGGATATTATCAGGATATTGAAACAATAGTTTACAATTAATCCTGATCGGTATATTCGCCATCAACTACCCTAGTTCCGTTTAGGGCATACCAAACAACCTGAGCATGACCAAATTGTTGGGCGAGGTCGTAACATAAACCCCAAGAATCATCAAGTGATGAAACAGACTCTTTAATGTTTGTGTTTGGAACTTCTACGAAATATTCAGTAAGCATATAAAAATAAATTAATTGATTGATTGATTATATACCTATATTAAATCATTTTTTTCCAAAGTGCGAGCAAAAATGGACGATTTATTTATTGTCTGTTTTGATTCTCAAATTTCTTGTATGAGTCTTAATATCGTAGTCATCATGTACGATAGTGAGACTCATACAATATTATTGAGATTAGTGAATCCTCCATACATCATCATTATCTGACCAGTAATAATCATGCCTTAAATTTGCTTCCCATGTAGCATCATAGTCAATTACTAACCAGTTCGGGATTGATTCATCAATTAATTCATGTTGGTCAATAAAATCTTCTTTACTATCATAATTCCCTAGATAACAATCAACATCTATTGATGAGACATATTTGATACCGCCAATACAGTCAATATATTCTTCTATAACTTCTTGCTCTCTACCGTAGGCATAAACATTGTTAACTAAGTAAATATAATCTTCAAAGTGATTAATATTTGATTCCCCGTAGGTATCAACAAAATCTAAAATTTCATCTAATCCATAATTTTGATAATCATCAACTAATTCATCAATAACTTTTACAGTTTCTGGATTTAATGTTTCTTGATAGTTTGCTTTTAATGTGACCATGAAATTTAAAAAAGTTGGATTGAAATTTGCTTATAATCTATTATTACATATTTTTCTGAAAATAAAACCGTCTAGTGTGACAATATTATTTCCGTCACTATGAGAAGTTGTTTTTTTGCTCCCAGTACATAGAATTAAATTCAGCAATATTAAAATAATCATCACAATGATATTTTATATTTTCGTCAGGTGTTGTTCCCTCCACCATAAAAATGAACTCTTCACAAAAATGTTGAACTCTAGCAAGTTTTAACTTGTCAATCGCTTTAAGCATTTCTTCAATTTCTTCATCATTCATACCGCAATGTTCGATACAAAATTTGAGATTTGCCATTGTACCTTCAAGGTGTTTAGGTAGTTTATTTTTCTTCATTTGAGTTAGGGAATAGGTTTTCTAAGATTTGTTCGGATAATTGTCTTTGCTCTCTATCCATGAGAACATGATAATACTTAAGAGAGTCGTAAATCAACTCATATTCTTTTCTGTTCATTAGATCGCACCTCCATACATTTGTTTGTCAAAATCAAACACACTTACTAAAATGTCTCTGACTCTCTCTCTATCTAAACTATCGCCACCGCCATATGTGAACGGCACTTGATCGTTTTTTCTTCTTTTGTATTCTTTCATCAACAAATCAATCGCTAATAAAATTTCATACTTAGTCACTAACTGATTTGTTTTCTCATGTTTCATAGGATATAAAGCATCACTTGATCCATAAAAAGAAAACACATAGTCGGCAAATTCAAGAATTTCCGCACTTATTCGATCTGTTTGGTTCATAAAATTTGGGTTTGCTATACCTCTATTATAATAGTTAGACCAAGTGAATGGGAAATTAGTGGACGGAATTTTCATTGGCATAAGTCCTCAAATTTTCTTCTTGCAGATTTCTCAAGTGCCAATATCACTCCTTTATGTGTGGATATCTCAGCAAACATATCTGAAGTCAATTTGTTTGCTTTACAAAAATCCTCGACTGCTTCGTCAAAACAACTTTCTAATAACATTTCATTTTGTAAACAACTCATTTTTTAATCCTCCTTTTTGATAACATTAATTCGTTGTATGCAGATTCAATTAAATCCTCTATCTCTTTACCAGTCATAACCATGTTGTTAAATTCTGGTAATTTGTATAATTTGTTTTGGTCAAGTACTTTCTTAGTCATTAGTTAGAACCTCCATTGTTAAAAAACTTATCTGAAAGACTCTCGTATGCTTTTTGATCTATATGACTAGGTAAACCTATGTCATCAAAGTATTGTAACATATCTAACATTACTTGATCTTCATCAGTTGTAAATTGGTATTTAAAAATCACTTTGCGAACTCCGTAAAATAAGGTGTTTTGTATGCATCAGGGTTTTGACTGGGGAATTGATGTAATCTCTGAACTTGCTCTACTGCAACAATGTAACCAGTCTTATTGAAATAGTCATCAGCAATGATGCAAGCGTGTTTGTAGTCAGTTGTAAATTGAACTGGACTTGTGTAGATGATGTACTTCAAATAAAACTCCTGTTTGTTTATACTACTATTATAATCGCAAATGGTTGAAATTTAAACAAAAAGTGGACAGAGTTTTAATTGTCCTAGTATCCTTTAATTCCTCCATCACCATAAACTTCTTCCATTAGAATGTCATATAATTCTTTGATACCGTCAACATCAAAGAATTTATCAGTAAGTTCATCAAGTATCTTTGCCTGAGCATCATGATCGTAATTTTTACTCAAGTCTCTGATTTGTTTGATATAATAATTTCTGTTCATTAGTCTAACCACTCCACATTAATAGTAATTTCATTTGGTGTTAAATCTCTATCGAAAATGAATAAATGCTCATCATCAGTAATTCTATTTGAAAATGTCTTTTTAATCTCATCAACATTTTCGATTAGATATAAAGGTATGAATGGCATAAAATTCTGGACTACTTCATCAAGTGTAATAGAGAATTTACCAGTTGCATATAACATATCAGATAAGTCATCTTGTAATCCGATTAACAAGTCTCTATCTTCTTGGATATAATCCATGAGTTTCTCTCTTGAGATTTTTGCTTTTAACATAGTTCTAAGTTTCATAAGAATGATGTAAGTCTGTGTGGTTTATTATCTTCAAATGAGATAGAATTTAATCTGCAACCTAGATATTTCTCTATCTTTACCCATAGGTCATTATGCAATTCATCATTATTATTACCTTCCCCATACCAAATGCCATAAGCATTATCAACTTTGAAATCCAAATCCTCGATTTGTTTTTCTGTTTTTAAATACTTATCGTATTCAATGTTAGTGACGATAAATGATTTGTTCATAAAACCTCGATTGCTATACTACCATTATAGTCGCAAATGTTGAAAATTTAAACGATTAATGGACAGAGTTTATACTGTCACATTTAAATTTAATCTTACCTTCAGATTTGTTAATGTCAAAACAAATCTCACACATACAATCTACTTTAGGAAAATGTCCTCGCCAATCGTAATCCTCGATAGCAAAATCTCCGTCCCAATAATAATAAAGATTAGGTTGATAATCTGGCAATGCTCTAATAGACGGTTCTCCGTCAGTATGTTCATCATCAAAGTTGCCACAAACATCACATAATGCCATTAGTTAAAACTCCATAGGATAGCGAACTTCTTTTTCAACTGCATCTTTCATGACATCATACATTATAAATGCAGGGTCGGATAAATCGTCACAATACTTAAGTGTGTCAATTACCATTTCCATAAGTTTGATAATTTGTTTTTCTCTTGGTGTTGTTTTGTACTTAGTTGCCATTAGTTTTGTTCTCCTGTAATTGCTTTGCTTTTTTCATTAAATCATAATACTCTGTGTATTCTGATTTTTCCCATGCTTTAGTCATTTAAAATTGTCCAGTAATTATCGTATGAGAATATGATACCATCAACTTCAACATCATAGGGATAGAATCCGAATGTATTGTAATGATCTGAAACATACTCTTGAATTAATTGTTTTGTACTCATTTTAATTGAATCTCATAATCAATAGATTTGATGCACCAACCACTTGCTGCTGTGATTTCTTCAACTAGATCATCTTCACTATCTGCTTCCCAAACACCTAGTGCTAAATCTCTAAGTTCAATTTCTTCATCAAATGTGAGTTTAAATCCGTTGGCATAATCGTCATCAAAATCAAACTCAACTTCAGTTACATTGAATTTCATGAACTTGTTTCCTCTAAAACTAGAACTCTGTAAATGTTCAATAGTTTATTAAGGTTGACTCCTTCCATGTCAGTCCAGTTACCAACATAATCTAACTGACTCTCATCATATCCACCTGATACTAAACTAGGTGCGGATATGAACTCAAATTGACTATCAATAAAGAAATGCCTACCAAAATAATCTGACTCAAAACTTTGTACTGGTAAAAACTTACCATTTGGGTCGTTATTGAATTTTTGGAAATCATAAGTTCTCATGTTACCTTTTTTTTGTTATACTCTATTATTGCATATTTCAAATGCAAAAACTATGGTTAGTGGTCAGTTTGATAACTGTTCTTCTTGCCTATCCCAAAATAATTTGAATAATTTAGAATGTATCTGATCTAATTCTGGATTAATGGGAACTCTACTAGAAACATAGTAGTATAAACTCTTTAACTGTTTATCAGTTAGTTTTAATCTGTTAATCTTCACTATGATCTACCTCCAAAGAATCAATAAAGTCAACACAATACTGAGTGAATTTCTTTACATCAATAGGTGCAACTTTGTCATCTTCTTCTCCAATATAATAAAATTGGTTGTTGATATTTGAAATCAATGTTTCAAGTGCAATTTCGTTTTTGGTGTAACTCATTAATCCCACTCCATAGTTGGTTGATTTTCTCCTTTGATATCTGATATGATATTTGGAAGTTCATCTTCCCAGTAGTCTCTTGCTTCATCAAGAAATTCATTATCAGGTAATTTATCAAAATACCCGCAATAGTCATCAAATACAAATTGAACTAAATCTTCGTATGACATTTGACTAGCAATTCTATCTGCTAAGTGGCATCTAAGTCTGTCTAACTCATTCTGAGTCATGCCAGTTTTTTCTAATTTAAGATGATCGTTTGCGTTCATGAGTTCTCCAAAAATTTTTCAAATACTGACTCCTGTAATTCAGTCAGTTCAAAATCCATATCTCTGAGTATATCATATAATTTGATAAACTCATATCTCTCATCATGAGTTACTGGTATTGGATTCATGAGTTTCTCCCCTCTACTAAAAGTAACATTAATTCGTTGTACTGATAAGTTTCGTATGCTCTCTTATCTTCTGGTATGAAATCTTGCCAGTCTGTACCCTCGATTTTGTAGGATAGTTGACCATCTTCAACTTCATACTCAAATGTTGTTCCGTCTATTTTTGATGTGTATTCTTTTATCATGTGTTTTGATTAATAATGTCCCATGTTGAAATAAATGACTCTAACCATGTGACTTGCATTAGAGTTAATTTGTCTTTAGTGTCAGCACCATAGAGTAGGTCATCAGCACTAAGTCTAGGTAGTTTTTGTTTCTTACACCAGTCTGTGTAAACATCAGTAAGAAATAACATTTCTTTTGGCATTATGCTAACTCCAAATCTGATAGGAAACATTCTACTGTTTGCATTTCATACTCTACAACATCAGTCATAATGACTGCATAGTTGTTAAGTGGTTGATAAACTACAACATGACCAGTTAGATCATCATGTATTTTTGATTTGACATTTGAACCTAGTTTAATCATTTGACCTTTGTTTGCTATACTACTATTATAAAATAAAACTGTCCAAAATTAAACAAATAATGGACAGTAATTAAATTGGTTTATAGGTATCCTGCTACCTCCATGCCTTCTTCATCATAGAACCATGATATACTAACATCAGGGAACATTTCTCTTAACTTATGGCATATTGACTCAGGTGGACTCCATGCTGTATTGAAATTGATTTCTAGCATATCTTCTTCTGCTTCAATATCTACTGAATTGGTAATATCCCATTTTGTGTCCCAGTTTGCGATATTCCAGTCATACCATCTTGAATCTTGCTTTCCACTCTTAGGGAACTCAGTTGTTACAAATGATACTGTGCCATCAGGTTGTTTATGCTCTACTACTTTTGGTAACTCTCCATCTTCATTTGGAATATTTGCCCAGTCTGGACTAGGTATGATTTTACCAAAAACTGTATCTTTAGATTCAAAAATTTCTTTGATACGATTTAATTGGTCGGTTTCTGTGTCTGACATACCAGACCATACTCTAACTCTATTTTTGCACCAATTTGGCATTTGAAAAACTCCTTTAATAAAATGAGGGCGGTAAGGCGGTGGCGTGTTGCATTACTTACGCTTTAATGATAACAATAAAACCTAGTCAACCCTCTGACTATACTACTATTATAATTGTAAATGTCCAGAATTTAAACAAAAAGTGGACAGAGTTTTAATTGGCACTATCCGTATGGAATATCTCCCATGCAAGCAAGTTGTAAAATCCAATCTGCCATAGTGCTATCACAAATATAATCTATTGGACTGTCATTAGTCCACATATCTCTGGTCATGTAATCAAACACTTTCTTACGATTACTAGAATGTAATTGAATCTCAACCTTATTCTCAGCGATCGCAACAATGCATTGCTCAATTTGATTTTTTGTGATATTATATTTCTCTCCAGACATTTCATCTAATACCTCGATAAAATCAGTCTGGTCAAAATCATAATTAATCTGACTTGCCCAGTAGTTAGAACCATAAGATGCCATTACTAAAATCTCTTTTAGTTCCTCCTCTGTCAGTCTGTATTCAAATTTAATTGTCTGTGTCATTTGTCCTCTCTGATATCACAAAAATGAAAGTCATAGAACATATCGTCCCTTTCAACATCACTATCTTTGTAGTAACCTTTATTATAGAGTGAGATTGCTTCTTCTTCGGTTTCTGCGTAGATAGTAATATCATTGTAACCTACGAATTTCTCTTGTACTATAAATGTTTTCATTTAACCTTTCCTCTTAACAAGTTGTTTATAGTGATTATCAATCTTAGTTGAAACTTCTTTCATTTCTTCTAAGTGATAATTGTCTCTGTTCATTTGATATTCATTAAGTGCTATCGAAATGAGACAATATTCTTCTTTAGATAATGTTAAATTAGTCATTAATTAAACCTCCTCTACACTCTCAATAACCCACTCGCCAGTAAATTCATTATCTACTGGAAATGAATTAATATCTTCTCTAGCAAGTTTTATTGCTTCTTCTTTAGTGTCAGCATCAACTAATACACAAAAATAGTTTACCTCTGAACATTCAACTCTGAATTGATTTTTTGGTTCTGATTTAGTCATTGATTTGTATGTTATACTTTATTATTGCATATTCTAAATGCAAATACTGTAGTTAGTGGACACTTTAATAATTGTTTGAGAATATGTGACCATAGGTGTAATCATTACAATCACAATCAATTTCTGTGTAATCGTATGATAATGCATTATCCCATGTCTCCTGCCAATTAACTGAAACCCATGCAGGTAAATCTCTTATGTAACCAAGTTCTTCACAAATATACTCTGCGAAATTTCCACCTGTCTCATGTTGACCTTGATACATTTCTTCAAAATGTTCAAGTGCTGATGTATCAAACTCTTGTATAAAATTATCAACTAACTCTGTACCATAGTCATCACATAGTCTGTGGTATGTTTCATAATGATCTCTGAACTCTTCCTCTGAATGATTCTCAATGAAACGACACATATCATTGTACTCCCAGTTGTAGAGTAAATTAAGACCGTCTAGTTTCTCTTGTGTCGCTTCTTGCATTTGTCCAGTTGGTTTACCCATTAATTTCTCTCTTGTATGTTATACTTCTATTATGACATATTTAATGCCATAGTTAACGGATTGTGTATAGGTTTGTCAACTGGCACTCTCTTGTCAATCAACTCAGCATAAGACTCATGCAACTCGCACCCTATGTAATGCCTACCTAATTGCTTTGATACCATTGCAGTAGTTCCTGACCCCATAAATGGGTCAAGTATTATATCTCCCTTTCTACTCCCTGCTAATATGCAAGGTTCGATTAAGTCAGGTGGAAATACTGCGAAATGAGTTCCCTTATATGGTTTAGTGGTTACTGACCAAACAGATCGTTTATTCTTTTTATCTGATGATACAACTTCATCTGTTTTTAATTCATAATGAGTTAATCCTTCATTTATTATTTTAAATTCTTTTGAATAATCATTTAAAAGTTCTTTTACTTTATTCCAATCTTCTATACTTGGATATGCAAACCCAGAATCATCAAATCTGAACCAATGCTCTATCTTTGTTAATGGAATATCAGTATTTTCTGCTAATGTTTTTGCTTTGGTTCTTGATCTCAAATACTCAACAAGTTGTTTTTGTGTTGGTAACTTGGTTCTTACTGCAACTAGATTATCCCCTCTATTTGCGTGGATTCCCTGTCTATGTTTGGACTCATTTTCCTGAGTTCCATATTTACCATGTGATGACTCTGGTTCTAACCAAACAGATCGTTTATTTTTCCTGTCATAAGACTTGGATAAACCAGTATGAGGAGATAACCCAGTACCACTATTATGGTACTTACCCTTTGTGCGATCTCTTGTTCCCCAGTCTTTTGCGGGTTCTTTGATTGCTTCATTGTCATAATAATACTTCTTATTTTTACTTAAAAGAAAAATGTATTCATGTGATTTAGTACACCTATCTTTAACTGACTCTGGCATAGGATTAGGTTTATGCCATATTATATCTTGTCTAAGATACCAACCATCATTGCGTAATGCAAATGCCAATAACCAAGGGATTCCGATTAAATCTTTCTCTTTTAATCCCTCTAATTTATTTGCTCTACGATTACATTTAGTAGGTAAATCTTGATTAGTTTTTGATACTGATTGCTTAACTAACCCTTGACCTTTTCCAGGTCTATAGTTATAATAACTATCCCCTATGTTTACCCATAGGATACCATCATCAGATAATACATTTCTAACTTCTCGGAATACTTCCACTAAGTTATTAATATATTCTTCGGGTGTACTCTCTTGTCCTATTTGATCGGACTCCCCTCCATAATCCCTTAGACCATAGTAAGGTGGACTTGTTACACACATTTGTACCTTACAGTCTATGGTTTTGAGAGTGTCCTTACAGTCTCCGTATAATATGGTATCTTTCATTAATTTAGATTAACCCTCTTAATGTCAACATTACCATATTGTTCTAAGACCGTTCTCTTAGCACTATCATAGTTGGTTGCAGGGACTTCAACAGTAATCAGTCCCATATCGTTACGATAGAATGTAACTGATGCTGTGCGGTTGTTTGTATCAAATAGAGACATAATAATAAAGTAAGTTAGGATACTGGTGGAATAGTGGTTAAGTTTTTAACAACTTGTATGCTAGTTCCATCACGATTCTGAATGAAATTTTTTGCAGCAGTTGGTGTGCTTGCTGTTACATCTTCTGTAATTTCTTTGGAAGTTCCATCAACTACATAGGTAACTCTTTGAATAAATGTTGTCATTTTGTTGCGAATGAATGTGCAGGTAATCCGTCCTCGAAAATTAATTGAATTAACTTTTCTAGTCGGTTGCGAGTCGCTTTACTGGACTTGCTGTTTACAGGGACATTGATAATCCCATGTGGTTTACGATAGGATTCTGTGTCTCCTGCGGATATCTTGTTGTCTTGTATATCCTGATAGTCATATTTATGTAATCGTATGACCCTTCCAATAGTCTGTGCCATTTCGATTATAGGTAGATTTCTCAGTAATACACTATGAGTTAGACCTCTGACATTGATACCTTCAGATAGGATAGAATAATGAAACAAGATAAACTTCTTGTCATCATCTTCTCCCCATTGAGATAAGGTATCAAAGAATTTATCTCTACGAACTTTCTGTCTGTTAATGTATGCACCATGCTTTGCTGTAATATGCATAATGTCATAATCTCTGGACTTGAGTTCAGTAATGATATCAGTCTGTGCTAACATTGACCACAATACTCTAGTATTGGGTGCTGATACTAGCACTTTAGCATTTGTATCTTCTTCTATGTCATCAAGTATGTCCAGAACAACATCACGATCTATGTCACTAGCATTTTCTTTGTTTCTTTCCTCCTCTCTGTCATATACATTGAGTTTAGGAGATAGTATAAGACCGTTCTTGACTAACTCTGGAGCAGGGACATTAATGAGAGTATTACCAAATACTTTTGTATTGTTCATACCTCTGTTGTTCTCTGCTGATCTGGTATATTTTGGTGTAGCAGTGAAAAAATACTTTCTAGTTGAATGTCTTGAGAAGTATGATACAGCATCAAAGAAATTACTCTGGACTGAGTTATGTGCTTCATCAAAATATATTGTATCAACATTGATACTAGAATCAGCAATTTTATGTAATGAATGATATGTAGTGAATATAAGTTGATTCTCTGTGCTGTTGAAATGCCAATGGTCAATTACATCTGTCTTTGTTGTACTCTTGAACTCAGTCTCAGCACTATGAACATGAAGTACCTCTACATCTTTGATGTGTTCTAGGAACTCAGAACATAGTTGCTGTGCTAGTAATATTCTAGGAGCAACAACAATAATAGTTTTAGGTAATGATGATTCCTGTAATCTTTTGTATGCATCAGCGATCATACAAATAGTCTTACCTCCACCAGTAGGAACATATATACAACCCTTTTGATGTTTAGACATCATAGTGATTGTTCTTGATTGATGTGATCTTAGTGTTGTATTCAAAGTTTCGTTGTCAATAATAATATTATAATGTATAAGTAATAAAATATCTGCAATATATGTGACAGTTTAGAAATTGTAATCGTAAAATGCTCTCCAACCTTCATGTATGGTAGTAGGATATCTTGAATTGTCTCCACACCTACACCAGTTGCCAGTTTTCCTTAAACTAAATTTACTGATTGCACCATCTTCATTTCTAGTGAAATCATATCTTTGACTATTATTATTGGTACAATGCCCTGCAAATCCTCCTGCGACTATCTCAGGTTTCCAGTCTTTTTGTAATTGGTATTTGTCCTCTTGTATCCATACATACTTCTCTGTCCTCTTTATGACTGTAGCAGGGTGTATGTCACTATAGTAATAGATACCACAATGATCGCCAACTTTAGGTTGCCATTTAGGTTCTTTAGTCATTATATGTAAGTCTCCGTTGCCATAGTGATTGCTTGAAATAGATTATCAAATGTTTGCAAGTCAAAATCTGGATTTGCTTCTGGATTAACCATTTGGTTATGCTCACACATAATATTATAGAGCATCATGTATTGACCTTTGGTTGTAACAATGTTAAATCCTTTCTTTTTCATAATAAATGTATGTTATACCTCTATTATAGCGAATCTAAATCCCTTCGTTCATGTTTGTGTGTAGATTTCTTTACTGTCACATTCTTCCTTGACAATAGTTTCTTTATGAAGTAAATGAAATTCATCTAATCACACCGTCCTGTGGTATTCTGTAGTCAGGCATAGGACTAGGCATAGGCATATAATATCCTCTTTCCTCTCTCATTTTTTTCTGTAATATGATAGCGATACTGGTATCTAACCAATCATTAAGTGACTCTGACATCTGACGATACCCAGAACCAACATACATCTGTCCTGCAAATACAGATAGGGTTGCAGTTCCCCAGAACAAATAATAAAACTTAGTCTTAACTTGTGCTTTTAGTTTTTGTTCGATTTTCATTAATTAACTCCAATAGCAAGTTTACTGAATCCTATTGTTAATAGGAATACAAACATAATGACGACATCATACATTTTATTTTTAATATAAAATGGTAGTGCCATCAGTTCAAAAACTATATTGAACATAGCACCAATATAAGTGCTAATATGTAATGTAATAAAGTATCCTAATATTATACCATAAGTACCAATCATTCTTGCCAGAACAATAGGTTTATAGTTTTTCGTTAATGATCTGGATAACTTCATCACATTTGTCAGGATAATCGTTTTTGTCTAAAAAGTGATCTTGAACAGTAAAACCGATCTGATCTAATGCTTCATTATAGCATTTTTTTACATTATTAACAAGTCCTAATATTTCATTATATGCTTGACTGTCCATAATTAATCTATGTTGTAAATCTGGATTTTCCTCTATCTCTCTGAGGATATGATCTAGTTGTTCCATCTGGAATAAATCCAACCCAAGTTTAATTCTATTTTTCATTTTGGTGTGTCTCCTTCCTCTGCTTCAGTAACTTCAAACATATTAACTATAGACTCCATACCTTCCCTGATATATTTTTGTCTAGTTTCTAATTTAGTGAATACTAATTGACTCCTAAAATAATTATCATATTTAATATACTCCTCTGACATACCATTTATTTTACAGTATTCTTTGAGTCCTTCCCATACCATGTCCCATGCTTCATCAGACATTATATCTCTTGCTTTGTGTTGTTTAGTCATGATTGTCTTACATTGTTAATAAAAACATCTTTAGCGGGATACCTTGCTCTCACTAATTGTTCAATATACCTTCTATCTGATAAGTCAGACTCAATAATAACATTATGAGATCTTCCTCGATCATCAGTATATCTAATTTTGCAAGTGTAGTCGGTCATAGGATTAGAATAGTTTGTGAACCATCAGGATTGTCTGTAATAGTTATTCTTTTGTTTGGAAATGATTTTGATAATAATCTTTTTAATTTTAAATTTTTTAATAGTTTTTTCATCTGTAAATGTGAAACATCATACCATGATAACCAGAATTATATTTCTTACCACTACCTTTCATTTGTAGATGAAATAATTTCTCTCCATCTTTAGTTCTGAACTCAGCAGTAGTATTATTTAATGTCCACTTACCAGTTTTTACTTTTGCTCTTAATGTATCTAATGGGATAACAGTTATTCTCTCAGAACCTTTAGTGTGCCATATAAGACTGTTAACTGTTTCTCCTTCAAATCCTCTTGCTACGATTACTTCAAAGACTTCCATCTTATTTGTATTAATCCATCTTAAAAATGATGCTGAAACCTTAGTATCAATATTATTTTTGTACACTCTGTTTTGATGTATTTCTTTATCAGATAATTTTAACTCAGGGTGCTTTTGTTTTACAATAGACTTTAGTTCTTCATTTGGATAACCAAAGAATTGAGTTAGAAACTGTCCACATAATGTATTTTGTAATTTAAAATGTTTAATCCACTTTGCAGTAGAATATAAACCTACCTGAGTATGATTTTTTGTCACACTCTTTACACTATATCGCCAGTCTCTAGTTTCTTCTTTGATATCAACTTTAGTATTCGATCTTCCATCAACGGTATGCTTACCACCAAACATATTGTCAAAAGTTGCTGCAAGTTTATGTTCAAACTCATGTCCTTGAACTTTTGCATTTTTACCTGCGATTTGTGATGCTACCATTTCTGATCTTTTTGGAATTTTCATAAGATATGGGAGAGGTTCGATTTAAAAAGCATTTTCCTCTGGGGTCGCTTACCCTTGCCTCCCATGTTTCTATTATAATCCATTTTTTTACACTAGGTAGGGTAAGTGTGACGATTTTTTTATTGTCTCAAGATATTCCTTATGATCTACCATAACAGTTTTACTCTTATAATCTTCGATATAGTCATGTTGCTGTTTAGCATCTTCATATAATAATTCTGGATTTTTTCTTGACCACATATAATCCTCGATTGCTTTGGTGTTAAACAAATTGATACCTTTCATTACCTGTATATAATTATCATTTCCCCAGTAATCTAACATATCATCAGTATCAAATACATCTAAAAATTCATGTTGTAACTTCTCCTCCATAGTTTTTACCCAGTCAGTTTTATTATCTCTCATGTGTCTCCAAAATTTAGAGTCAGTTCTATTAGTACAATAATGTAAGTTTAAAAACTGTGTGTAATCAAATAATATTCTATTCTGAACCATATTGAATCTATCTCTATTGTAATCTAACATTTTAAGAGTAGAATTTAAACTCATAAATGTTTCTACCATAAAGGTGAGATATTGGTGAGTTAATGCTTCTAATGGTTCAATAAATCCACCTGATAAACCCACTGCTACACAATTACCTATCCATGCTCTTTTTTGATACCCACTATTCCATTTAATTATTCTAGGTTCTTCATCTAATTTTTCTGAGTGATTTATATTTAACCAGTTATTGAAATCATTTTTTGCTTCTTCATCAGTAGTAAACTTAGATGAATACAAATAACCCGTACCATATTCATTTTGTGACGGGATTTGCCAGATCCACCCATGTTTAGTTGCATTTGCTAGTGTATAACTTGGAATAAAATCACTATTATTTTTTATCTTCTGTGGTATTGCCCTATCTAATGGTAAATACTGAGATAAATCTACCCACTCTGCACCATCTAACTTGTTAAGTAACATAGCATCAAGTCCAGTTGCATCTACAAATAAATCTGCACTTACTTCTCCACTCTTTTCACATATAATACTCTGTATATTTTTACCATCAGTATTCACATCACTTATTTTATCTTCTATGATGTTTACTCTACCCTTGAGATACTTAAACAGAAAATCACATAATTTATTTGTGGTTATATGAAACGCAAAATCATGTTTATCTAACTCAGTAGGTATAGTATTAGTTGCTTCATTGAAATTAATACCACCATTATAATGTCCATTTAACATAGAATAAAACGAACTTACATTACTTGATAACTTATCACTTCTATTATTTGTTTCATCATTTGCAACTTCCACAAATCCATGATAGTATTCTGTGTCTGGAATCCAATCTTTAAACAATACACCTAACTTAATTGTTGCATCTAACTCTCTGATAGCATCTTCTGTACTATATCCCAAAGTTTCATTAAACACATCAATAAAACTAGGTGTAGTTCCCTCTCCTACACCTATACTTTGATTCTCTGGATTATAATATAGTGAGATATTTACTTTATCTTTCCAAAATACATTAAACAATGCAGCAGTAACTAATCCAGATGTACCTCCTCCAACTATTACTATATTCATACGCAATCATACCCTATTGTTCCAAATGGTTCTGGCGGGTCAGTCTCCCCCATAGTTGATAATAAATGTGCATACGGACTACCTAAACCTATTGAATACTCATAAAACATATTTGAATTATTCATCCAAGAATATGGTAGTATTAATTCTCCACTAGCATTTTGTGAATGATGTGCTATTCTAAAATCTTCTTCCGTAAATGTATCACTTACTATTTTATCTAAGAAATTATTTCCTGTAAATGCTCCAGGATGTGAGAATATCGGACTGTTTAAGTACTCAGTTGCTTCCTCTTTAATTCTATTCCAATATGGTGTGTCATGTCTCGAACCATATTGATAAGTAAAACATAAAAAAGACTGCAAAGTTTGTATAATATAACTACCATATTGTAACTGTAACATATGGTCATGCACCTCTCTTTCTCTAGCATTATCATTATAAAGATATCTACATATTTGCTCTGCAATAAAATGTGTTGATTCTGCACTGGTTCCAGGACTTGCAGGTTCTATGTTTAATAATGCAGTACCATTTCGCATATATCTTTTGTTCTCAGGGTGGATTATATAATTTGATATGTGTGGTATCCATGAGTGTTCTTTATAAAAGAATGTTCTTTGTCCACCATTGACTGTCTCATCAAATTTAAAATTAGGAAATATCTCTTTAAAATCCTCTACAACTTCTAATTCATCAGCAATATTATTATCATATAGATATATCCATCTTTGACTGTCACGCATTGGTAAACCTACTATGTGACCATGTTTAGCAGCATACTCAATAGTATAATTCCAATGCCCTTTCTCTGGTATTTCTATCATTATTGCACTATTACTAAATGTCACACTAGGTTGCATATAATCCATTTCCCAACCTAATGGATTTTT